AAAAGAGTATTAGACGGTACTGAATATACAGACCTTACAAAGAATGGTCGTAAGATAAAAAGATGGCGATTAAATAACTCTAACGAAGAAGCAATTATTTACAAAGCAGGTTGGTTAAAACATCCTAGTACACAATGGGTTATGAAATCTGCTTACAATTACATATGGTTATATAAACACATGATGGCTTTAAATGATGAATATAAATTAAGATACAATCATACAAAAGACCATATGTGTGTTCAAAAACTAGGTGAGTTATTAAGAACACCACCTTACAATGCACCTATTAATGTTAAAGGTACAGACGCTACACCAGCAATGCCTGATGAATGTAAAGTGCCAGGTGACGCTGTTGCTAGTTATCGTAAATATTATATAATGAAAAAGAATAGATTTGCTACTTGGAAAACAAATATACCTACATGGTATTCAGAAGGAATAGCAAATGCCAACTTATAATTTCCACAATACAAAAACAGATGAAAAATGGACTGAATATATGTCTATTTCTGAAATGGAAGAGTTTATTAAAAAGAAGCATATTAAATTATTAATGCCTACACAATTAAATATAGTATCAAGTGTAGGTAATGTAGATAGTAAAACTGATAGTGGTTGGAAAGATGTATTATCAAAGATTTCTGAAGCACATCCAAAGAGTAATTTAGCACAACAATACGGTAAAACCTCAGTAAAAGATACACAGGTAGACGCTGTAATTAAAAAACATAGAAGAAAGCGACAAGGGAAAGTATAAATATAGATATGGCAGACTTTGATTTTTTAGACGGATTTGACGCTGATGGTGATTGGGGTTTTACCTCGGTCAAGAGTAAACCAACAGAAACACAAAGCAAAGAAACACAGGAAGTTGTTAAACAAACAGCAGATGGTGTTGGGAAAGCTGTATCTAGCGAAATTATAAGCAGACTAGAAGGTAAACTAGATAAACTTACAAGATTAGTTGGCGATACTAAAGAAACAGTTGTTTCAAAAAATGAAACAGAATTAGAAATTGCTAAAAAGCAAATGGATGATGAGTACGATTTGAGAAAAGATAATCTTGGCAAAGAATACAAAGAAAATTATAGAAAATTAGAAAAATTAATCATACCTCTTTTAATCAAACTTGCAAAATCACCAGAGGCCTATATTCATTGGCCAAATAGAGCAGAAGTTATTGAAGCACAATTAAAGAAAATTGTTGCTATTACTCGTGGAAAATAATCATACAAAGGATATCAAATGAAATTAAGTAAGAATTTTAGTCTTAAAGAAATGACGGCTAGTCAGACGGCTGAGCGTAAAGGAATTAATAATAATCCTAATGACGATCAGATTACAGCGTTGCAGAAGTTATGTGAAAACATACTACAACCAGTTAGAGATCACTATGCTACTCCAGTGACAGTATCAAGTGGCTTTAGAAGTGAAGAATTATGTGTTGCAATAGGATCATCTACAAACTCACAGCACGCTAAAGGCCAGGCTGCGGACTTTGAAATATTTGGAACGCCGAATGCTGAATTAGCAAAATGGATTGTAGAGAATTTAGACTTCGATCAACTCATATTGGAGTATCATAAACCTGAAGAACCTAATAGCGGTTGGATTCATTGTTCATATAAGGGTCCTACTGATAATAGAAAACAAACATTGAGAGCATTCCGAAACGATCAAGGTAAAACTCAATATGTAGAGTATAAACCTGACTGAGCGCTTGGCATAGTTAGTCAAGAAGATCACAATGATATGCTAACGCTTTACAGAAGCACATAAATGTGATATAATTATATTATGAATCCATTACACGAATATTTAAAAAAGAATTATGAGATAAAGAATTTTACTCATATTCCTTTACCCACAAAACCAATAGAATTAACAACCCAAACGATTAAAGGTAAAAGATTTTATGTTTTACCTGATGGTCAAAAGTATCCTTCGATCACAACTGTGCTATCGGAAAGAGGCAATGAAGGTATAACCAAATGGCGTGAGTCAGTTGGTGAGCAGGCTGCAAACACTATAATGAGAAATGCTGCTAAAAGAGGTACTGCTGTACACACTTTGACAGAGGACTATCTTAACAACAAAGAACTTTCAAGACAAGATGTTTTACCAACAGCGCTATTTAGCATACTAAAAAATGAACTAGATCATATAAATAATATAGTTATGCAGGAAGAAAACCTGTGTAGTCACAAATGGGGCGTTGCAGGTCGTGTAGATTGTATTGCTGAATTTAAAGGTAAACTTTCAGTTATAGATTTTAAAACCTCAACGAAAGAAAAGAAGGAAGAGTGGGTAGAGAACTACTTTATACAAACTTCTGCTTATTGTGAAATGTACGAAGAGCAATACGGACAATCTATTGAGCAAATAGTTATATTAATAGTAACCGAAGAAGGTGCAACTCAAACTTTCATAAAAAATAAAAAGGATTATTTACCTCTTCTCAAGCCCGCCATAGAGGAGTTTCACAGAAAGTTTAAAGAAAAAGAAAATGGGAAAAACAATTAAAACATTATGTATCTTAATAACAATATTATTTTCAACGAATGCCTATGCAAGTCCACAAGGCATGGCAAACTATCCTTGGATGTTAATGAATGTACCAGTATGGTGTGGACCTTTAAAAGAAGTTAATGCTGCTTTAGAAAAAGAAGGATATGTTCCAGTAGATGTAGCATTTGGTAGAGAAAAAGCATTACCAGAAGGTACAATTGCATATGCGGTTACGACTTATGCTTCCGAAGATACACCAGGTAATATTTTAAGGACAATTGAAACACCAGATCAAGTTGATAAATGTATATTAAATATGCTATTTGATTATAAAGCAATAGAAGTTAAACCAAGTGCAAATTTATAGAATTAGTTGTTGATGAGGTGACAATAACTACACAGGACCTGGGTGCAATACCCAGCCACTCCACCATTTAAACAATGAAATTTAAGGGGTGGAACTAGGCTCGACTGGTAGGTAAAACACTTCGGAGATTAATCGGTCAAAGACACCGTAAAGTCTTATAAATGCTAACTCACAAGGTTACGCTTTAGCAGCATAATAACTGCTTGGGGTTTGCCTGTACCTCGCAACAGAAACAGGCGCTTGACTTTTAGTAATGAATAATGTATAATAGATGTATTAATGATTGAAACACCAAATAAATTTGCGTTAATCATAGAGAATATGGTTAAAGAAAAAAAGATTAGTTATATAGACGCAATTTTAGAGTATTGTAAAGATAATGAAATTGATCCTAGCAACACAAAATCAATGATTAATAAAAACTTAAAAGAAAAGATAGCATATGAAGCACAAAATCTTAATATGCTAAAAGAAAAGGTAGCAAAACTACCATTATAATATGAGGAAAATAAATGTTTGACGATAAAATTAATATGCAAGTACCGTTTGTTCACTTTAGAGTAAGATCATTAGGCGAATGGACAGATACTAATACAGATACTTACTTCAAAGATAAAAGAGTTATAGTATTTTCCTTACCAGGTGCTTTCACACCAACTTGTTCAAATCAACAATTACCAGGCTATGAAAAACAGGCAAGTGTTTTTAAAGAACACGGCATAGATGAAATCTATTGTATGTCAGTAAATGATTCTTTTGTTATGAATGCTTGGGCAGCAGATCAAAAATTAGAAAATGTAAAGGTCATACCTGATGGTAATGGTCAGTTTACACAGGAGATGGGAATGCTTTGTCAAAAAAGAGATAAGTGTTTTGGTCAAAGATCATGGAGATATGCTATGATAGTAAATAATGGCGTAATTGAGCAAATGTTTGTGGAACCAGGTAAGACAGATGATACACCAGAAGACCCTTACGGAATGTCTTCACCAGAAAATGTATTGAAGTATTTACAATCTACATCAAATAATAATCAAGGCAACGATATTTAAGTGAATGGATTTGAAGTTTATAAAATATACCTGGCTATCAAACTTCACTTTACAAGTAAAAACCAGAGTTATGACTATCACCGACACGCTGGCAAAACAACAGCAAGGTTGGTTACATTTACTAAAAGACGGGATAGGTATTTTTTTCACAAACTTTCTCGAACTTATAGCGATACTGATATCGTTAATTATTTTATCAGTAATTTTGTTTCCAATACTAATCTTTGGATTGGGGATATTATTGGTAGAGCAGGTGATGAAAATTATAAGATATGGTCAAGAAAAATAGAGGCACTACATTATTATTATGAACAAGATATTGAATATATATTAAGTATGATAACAAAGAAATTAAGTTTTGATGATATATTTACTTCTAAAGAAGGTCAACATCCACCAATACTTAAATTTGTTTTATCTAAAAAGATAAACTTTGAAACACTTTTAATATTAGATGACATTTTAAAGTTTTCAAAAAGATTAAATAAGACTATAAGTGAAAAAGTATTATGGCCAAAGTTATACGATAGAATGATAAGATATAAACCATTTTTAAAATATAATATGACAAAATATAAGATGACACTAAAAAAGAAAATAAAGGAAATGTAATGAAGGTTGAAGATATAGAGAGAGATAAAAAAGCAAATGAAGTAAAAATGGAATCATTTACTTTAGGTACAATTATTTGTAGATTTACAATACCTCAATTTGTAATTGATGAAATTAATACTGCTTATGATGAAGCAAAAGATTTACCAGCACACAATAAAAATCTTGCAGGTCAAATTAAAGATGAATTTAAAGTGACAGATATATTAAGTCAAAATACTAAAGGACTTTTTCAATCTTGTTTTAGAACATACTTACAAACAATACAAAAACCTTTTTGGCATGTATCATTAGAAACTGCTTGGATAAATGATATGAAAGCAGGTGAATTTAATCCTTTTCATTTTCATCAAAGTCCCACTTGCGATTTAGGATTGTCTTCTGTATTATTTTTAAAAGTACCTAAATCATATGGCAAAGAAATTTCAAGAGAAGATCAACCTACAAATGGTCACCTAGAATTTGTTGGTGGTAATCAAGAACCTCTATCTATAGCACAAAATAGAGTTAATGGTAAAGTAGGAGAACTTTATGTATTTCCTTATACTATGTTGCATGGTGTTTATCCTTTTCATGGTACAGATGAAATAAGAAGAACAATGTCATACAATGCTAATTTATACAAACCTGCTGTAGTGCAACAGGTAACAGATCAACAAATGAAGGAGGCAGACAAAAATGCCTAAAATGAGAATATTTAAGTTTTGGAATGAAGCAGGTGATGAAAAAGAAAAAGAAGCAATGAGTTTAAAGAAGGCCGTCATGTCTGTTCAAGGTGATTACAAAGATAAAATTATTGGTGTTGAATATACTAGTAAGAAAGGTAAGTTAATTGAAACATCGGTTAAAATACCTATGGGTAGAAAAATTAGACAATCAATAATATTAGAACAAAAACGATTAGCAGCAAAAGCGGCTAGAGAAGCAAGAAGATAATGAGAATTGTTTTAATAATTTTATTGCCAGTATTTTTATCAGGTTGCTTTGGTGAAACAATGGCAACATTTGGACCACTACAACTTAAACCTGGTGATTTAGCAACAGCACCAATAAAGAAAGTAATAATGGAGAAAAATGATGACTGAAAATGATGAAAAACAAAAAGCGTTAGATGGTGAAAAAGGTATTGTAGAAAATACAACAACACACGAGCACGATAGAACTTATGAGAATGAAGGCAGTAGAGATTTAAGTCCTATGGTTCAAATAAGTATTAAAGAGTATGATAGATTAAAAGAGCAAAATAAGTATATTACAGACCCTACTTTAATTGGCATGATAGATAAGTTAGAGTTTTTTGTAAAAGAATTAAGAAAACATATAGTAAGAAAATTATAATGAAAAGATGGATACTAGATAATTTACCTGCGATATGGATAATTGCTATACTTATTTTTGGTGTAGTTTTGTGTTTAAATCAAGTAGGATATGAAAAAGAGTTAGAACAAATTTATGAAAAGATTAATAAAGTATAAAACGATAGAAAAATTTAAATTAGACACTTGGGCATTTATAGTGTTTTTTATAATATGTGGAGTAGTAGCATTATGGTAGAAGATAGAGGTTCTTTAGATTTAACATTTCAAATAGAGAGTAAAGATAAAGAGATTGCCGATTTAAAACACGATAATAAATCACTTGCCAAACAAGTTGATGATAAAACGGAAGAAATTAAAGCATTAAAAATGAAGTTAGAAATGCTTGACAATAAGTCTTCAAAGTGATATAATAATACTATGAAAAAAATAATAATAGCATTTTTAGTATTATGCTTTACTACTACGGTGGGAAATACTAATGAAAAGACATATACTTTAACTGAAATTGGTAATAGTTTTACAGAGCAAAAGAATAAATTTGTTAATCACATTGCCAATGAAAAACAAGATATAATTGATTATCAAAAGAAAAGTTGGGCAGAAGGTAAAGATCAATTTGCTAGAACTTTTACACAAATTAAATCTTGGTTTGTTAAAGAGTAGTCTTATAAATAATAACATACGAAATATACAGATACAACAATATACAATTAACATACAAAGGAACATATGAATACAAGTATAGCGGCCTTAAAAAGGTCAAAATCAAACCTAGATACTCTAGTCAGCGAACTTAATAAAGTTGCTGAACCACAAAAACAAAAACAATCATACTCCGATGACAGATTCTGGAAACCTGAATTAGATAAATCAGGTAACGGTTACGCTGTTTTCAGATTTTTGCCTGCTGTAAAAGGTGAAGACTTACCTTGGGCAAGACTATGGTCTCATGCTTTTCAAGGACCTGGTGGTTGGTACATTGAGAATAGTTTAACAACACTAAACAAAAAAGATCCAGTAAGTGAATCAAATAGTTTACTATGGAACTCTGGTGTTGAAGCAGATAAAGAGATTGCAAGAAAGAGAAAAAGAAAATTATCTTACATTGCTAATATCTTAATCATCAATGATTCTAAACATCCTGAAAACGAAGGTCAAGTAAAACTTTTCAAGTTTGGTAAAAAGATATTTGATAAGATTACTGAAGCAATGAAACCTGAATTTGAAGATGAGAAACCTATCAACCCATTTGATTTCTGGGAAGGTGCAAACTTTAAACTAAAAATTAGAAAAGTTGATGGTTACTGGAATTATGATAAATCAGAATTTGATAGTCCGTCTGCTATAAAAGATAATGACGAGGCTATTGAGCAAATTTGGGGCAAACAACACGCTCTAAAACCATTTCTTGCTCCTGATAACTTTAAATCTTATGATGAGTTAAAAGCGAAACTAGATAAAGTTTTGACAGGTTCAAGAAGTACTGGCACGGCCGAAGATGTTGCGATCCCACCTGTGACAAATGTGGCTCCAGTGCGAACAGAAACAGTTGATAATGCGTCAACTTCAACAGTTGCTGATGAGGATAGTGATGAAACATTATCTTACTTTAGCAAATTGGCTGAAGAGGACAATTAATCTCTCCACCTGTTTCTTATGGGGTAGGGTGCAATACCCTACCTCTCTATATTATAAATACAAGTGCGACATTATGAAAGAAGTTTTGAGATATCAAATCATATAAAGGAGATTATATGGAAATTATTAATAAAATAAAAGACTGGTCAAGTGCTTTAGCAGATGTAGGTGTTTCTCTTATTGCATTAGGTATTGTTTTAGAAGTTTTATTTAGCGGACAAAATGTACCTTTCTGGCCTGACATTAGCGTGATAGGCAATGTACAATCAATTATTGCAGGATTTTCTGCTCAAGGTTTAGTTGGTTTAGTTGCTGTTTGGGTACTATACTCAATATACACTAAAAAATAATAATAATTTAATATAATGTAATTATAAAGGGGTGCTTAGGCACCCCTTTTTTTTAGCGTGCTACAATGATTTATTATAAATATTAGTGTAATTGGAGAGATTTAATGAAAAAATTAGTAATAATATTATCAGTATTTTGTTTATGTTCTAGCGTGAGTGCGTCTGAATTGACTTTTGAATTCGGTAGTCCTTCGTTTTCAGGTAATGGAAAATCATCACACTATCTTACAATTGAAAATATAGAGAAGACTAGAAAAGACGCTATTAAAGCTGCTGACAAAGCTGCGAAAGAAAAAGCAGAAAACGAAGCAAAGAATACAGCGATTGCTAAATTTAAAGCAAACATAGAAGCAAGATTTTATACTGCTCTTGCAAAACAAATTACAGACAATGTATTTGGTACAGATGGTCTACAACAAGACTCTGGTACATTTACATCACCTATTGGTGGAGAAGTAGTCACTTGGACTACACCATCAGGCACAGGTAATGTAGTGGTAACGGTAACAGAAGACGATGGTACGGTAACTACATTTACAATGCCTAAAGAGGATAACTCGTAATGTTTAAATATATAGGAATATTTTTACTATCTTTAATGTTAGTAGGTTGTGCCTCTAATAAAGCAAAATTTGATATAAGAACACAAACAGTTGCTTATAAAGATTTATCTAATATACAATCACCTGAAGGTGAACCTATTATAATTGCTGTTTATGATTTTTTAGACATGACTGGTCAAAAGAAACCAGGTGGTAACTTTGCGTCAATGAGTACAGCAGTTACACAAGGATCATATCAATTACTAA